CGAATGGAAGACAAGATGAAACTGATTGAACTTTGTCTGACGATGGCGTATGACGCAAAAGAAAACTATGAAGATGTTTATTCGCAGGTAAAAACTTGGGACAATATTATCTTCAACTATCTGAAGAAAGACAATATTGTTGTTCCTCCTAAAATCAATCACCGAAAAGATTCTGCATATGCTGGTGCATATGTGAAAGAACCTAAACCTGGTAGGTATGATTGGGTGGTGTCATTTGACCTTAACAGTCTGTATCCACACTTGATCATGCAGTACAACATCTCTCCAGAAACTCTGGTTGAGGAGAAACATCCTACAATCACTGTGGATAAGATTCTGCAAGAACCAGTTCTCTATGATGAGAAGTTTGCGTTGTGTGCAAATGGTGCTCAATACAGGAAAGACTTCCAGGGATTTCTTCCTAAACTGATGCAGAAGATGTATGATGATCGTGTCATCTTCAAGAAGAAAATGCTTGAAGCAAAACAACAGTATGAGAAGACTCCGACTATAGAACTTACAAAGGAGATTGCTCGTTGCAACAATATCCAGATGGCGAAGAAGATCTCTTTGAACTCTGCTTATGGTGCAATTGGTAACGAATACTTCAGGTATTTCCGAATTGCAAATGCAGAAGCTATCACTCTATCTGGTCAGGTTTCGATCAGGTGGATTGAAATGAAGATGAATTCTTATCTAAATAAACTGTTAAAAACAGAGGGGGAAGATTATGTCATTGCTTCTGATACTGATAGTATCTATCTCAATATGGGTCCTGTGGTCGAAACTATATACGGCGGGAGAAAAGCGTCTAATGAAAAGATTGTTAATTTCCTTGACAAGATCTGCAAAATGGAACTTGAGAAGTATATTGAAAGTTCTTACCAAGCGTTGGCCGACAAAGTAAACGCTTATGATCAAAAGATGCAGATGAAACGGGAGAACATTGCTGACCGTGGAATCTGGACTGCTAAGAAGAGATACATTCTAAATGTATGGGATAGTGAGGGTGTTCGGTATGAGAAACCCAAACTCAAGATCATGGGTCTTGAAACTGCAAGATCTTCTACACCTGCGTTCTTCCGTGACAAACTGAAGAAAGCTTTTACTATCATCATTAATGATACAAATGATGATCTTATCAGTTTCATTGATGATGTCCGAAAAGAGACCAAACAACAGGGTATCGAAAACATTTCCTTCCCTCGCGGTTGTAATGGTCTAGACAAATACAGAAGTTCTTCTGACCTTTACAAGAAGGGTACACCGATTCAAGTTCGTGGTGCTATTCTGTACAATCATTTCATTTCCAAGATGAAATTGCAGAATAAATATCCATTGATTCAGGAGGGGGAAAAGATCAAGTTTGTATACTTGAAGACTCCGAATCCTATTGGTGAGAACATTATTGCTTATTTTCAAACTCTTCCCACAGAACTGAAACTAGACAAGTACATTGACTACGATCGACAGTTTGAAAAGAGTTTTGTTGAACCATTGAAAAACGTAGTGGAAACCATCGGATGGCAGGTTGAGAGACGTGGGACACTTGAATCTTTCTTCGTTTGATGGTAAAATAATTTTAAAAGGAGTATCTTATGAGTTTTCTAAAATCAGTAATCAAAGAGTTAGACAATGAATACGCTGGAGTTGTTGAAGACGGCGTTGTTGGCGCTGATTGCGATCAGTTTATCGACACTGGTTCTTACATCTTCAATGCCCTATTAAGTGGTAGTATCTATGGTGGACTTCCTGCAAATAAAATCACTGCTCTTGCTGGAGAATCAAGTACAGGTAAAACATTCTTCGCACTTTCAATGGTGCGATATTTTCTGGAACAGAATCCGACTGGTGAAGTAATTTACTTTGAGTCAGAATCTGCTGTTACCAAATCCATGATGAAAGAGAGGAACATCGATACCTCTCGTATTGGTCTGGTCCCTGTGACTACTGTTCAGGAGTTTCGTACTCAATCAATCAAGATTGTTGATGAGTATATGAAAGTCAAAAAAGAAGATCGTCCACCACTGATGTTTGTTCTGGACAGTCTTGGTATGCTTTCCACCACCAAAGAACTGGAGGATGCTACCGCTGGTAAGGAGACCAGGGACATGACTCGTGCTCAGATCACGAAGTCTATCTTCCGACTCCTCACACTCAAGCTAGGGACCGCAGGCATCCCTCTGATCGTCACCAACCACACTTATGACGTGGTGGGGTCCTACGTCCCCATGAAGGAGATGGGAGGGGGTTCTGGACTCAAGTACGCCGCTTCTACGATCATCTATCTGTCCAAGTCCAAGGAGAAGGATGGTACAGATGTTGTTGGTAATATCGTCAAGTGTAGAGCATTCAAGTCTCGCTTTACCAAAGAGAACTCTATGGTATCAACCCGTTTGTTCTATGATCATCGTGGACTAGATAAGTACTTTGGTTTGCTTGAACTCGGTGAAAAGTATGGTGTCTTCACTAAGTCTGGTGGTCGTTATGAAATCGATGGTACAAAGACTTATGCAAAAACAATTCTAGCAGATCCCGAGAAGTATTTCACTCCAGAGATCATGCAAGCACTTGACGAATGTGCTTCTAAGGAGTATAGTTACGGCTCGTTTGAGGGAGATGAATGATCGATAGAATTGAACACAAGATTCTTTCTAACCTGATCTACAACGAAGATTATTGTCGGAAGGTCATTCCTTTCATCCAAGATAACTACTTCGATGTTTTTTCCGAGAAGATCTTATTCAGCGAGATCAACTCGTACATGACTACGTATGGAACTCTTCCGACGAAATCTGTTCTCAGTATTGAAGTTGAGAACAGAAAAGATATCTCGGAAGATATCTACAAGGAATGTATTGGGATCCTGAATCTCTGCCGTGAAGAAAAACTAGAACAGGAATGGTTGATTGACACCACAGAAAAGTGGTGTAAAGAACGTGCTGTTTATCTTGCTCTGATGGAATCTGTAAAGATTGCTGATGGTAATGATAAAACAAAGAGTCGTGATGCAATTCCATCTATTCTTTCTGAAGCTCTAAGTATATCTTTTGATGATCATGTAGGTCATGATTACTTTGGTGATGCAGATGCTCGATATGAATTTTATCATCGCAAGGAAGATAAGATTGAATTCGATCTGCAGATGTTCAACAAAATCACAAAAGGTGGTCTCCCTCGTAAAACTCTGAACATTGCTCTCGCAGGAACTGGTGTTGGTAAGTCACTGTTTATGTGTCACCAAGCTGCTAGTTGTCTGATGGATGGTAAGAATGTTTTGTACATCACATTGGAGATGGCGGAGGAAAGAATTGCAGAACGTATTGATGCAAATCTTTTCAACCTAGATATCCGAGGTTTGGTAGATCTACCAAAACCAATGTATGATACAAAAGTTCAGAAGGTATTGAAAAAGACGCAAGGTACACTTATCATCAAGGAGTATCCTACTGCGTCTGCACACTCAGGACATTTCAAAAGTTTGTTGAATGAACTTGGGTTGAAGAAAGGATTTGCTCCAGATATTATCTTCATCGATTATCTTAATATCTGTGCCTCTAGTAGGTTTAAAGGTGGTATTGTCAACTCGTACACCTTTATTAAAGCAATCGCAGAAGAAATCCGTGGTCTCGCTTGTGAATACAACGTACCAATTGTTTCTGCTACACAAACAACTCGTTCTGGTTATGGTAGTTCTGATGTTGAACTTACCGATACCAGTGAATCATTTGGTCTTCCTGCAACTGCTGACCTGATGTTTGCATTGATCTCTACAGAAGAACTGGAAGAGATGAATCAGATCATGGTCAAACAGTTGAAGAACCGATACAACGACAACAATTCTAACAAGAGATTCGTTGTTGGTATTGACAGATCCAAGATGAAGTTGTATGATGTTGAGGACAGTGCTCAGAAGAACATTGTTGACTCTGGTCAGGAAGATGATTACACTGACCGTCTAGATAAAAAGTTCCGTAGTTTTGATGGTTTTAAGGTATGAGTAAAGTTGTAGATCTTTTTGATCCTGATACTGGTGCTAGTCTGGAAAATGTTCCCGTCGCTGAACCAGAAGTTAACGTAGACTATAATCGTTATTTTGATTTTGTAAATGAGGTGACTTCTGATGCATCTCGTTACACCGATAGTTTTATTGAACGTATCGGTGAACTCCAAGAACAAGGTGTTGATGTCCAACGTCTCTTGACTGCTGGTGTTGGTATTGGTGCTGAAGGTGGTGA